AGCAACTACAAAGTGCATAGCCTTAGATGTAGCCCAACTAATTACTTCAAGAACGTGAGTTGAAGCATTTGAGGCACCAATAGCATCTGCAAGTGCTGGTAAAAACACTACCAATGGTCGGTCGATATTATCTAAAGCAGCAGTAGTTCCACTTGTTCCATTTTGGAAATCAGTAATAGCAACAGCACTGCCATTGCTTCCTGTTGTTAACGGATAAACCGCAAGAGCAGGAGCATTAGCGTTATCACCAACAGTAACTGTAATGTAACTAGAAACTAGGTTAATAGCAGTTGCCATGTAATCGCTAGATGTTGTGGAGTTTGTTACAACGTTCTCGTAAGACTCAAGAAGAACATCGTTAGTTACATCGCTTGCTGTTCCTGCAACACCTTCTTTGTAAAGAAGTACGTCATAGTAACCAGAGCCTAGAGTTCCCTGTTGAAGTTTTACTCGTAGGTTGTTTCCGTCAGTTCCAACTGCTTTTGCAGTGAAAGTTAAAACGGTTCCTGCTGCTAAAGAAGCACGACCAACTATGGCTGCTGCTGCTGTTGAGTCAGATGCGACAATACGCTTTACGTAAAGGTCACGTCCACCGTTCTTAAAGTATGCTCCTACCTGAAATGTTGCTGGGTAGGCTGCGTTGTATCCACCAAAATACTTTGTAAATTCATACCAAGAACTTACTAAGGTTGCTGTGGTTGGACCGCTGGCAAACGTGCCAACGACTGCACCCGCTGCATTAGCCGAAGCCGATGCTGCAACTGGAGCAGGAAGTACGCGTTCACTGATGTAAACGCCAGGACGATTATAAGTCGCCATTATTTTTCTCCTATCGTAGGTTTGATTTGAGCCATGTTATGCCGTAATGATGTCCCCTGGAGGTCCTACAAATCTTGTTCCCCTTATTGGAGACAAAGCAGGACTTGAGAGATGAACTGACTGCACCTTATATAGTTCTTTATATTGTGTTTGTGCAATTTCACTTGAAATACGCACAGTTATTGCATTCATGAACAAACGCTTTGCTTGTTCAATCGTATCTCGTTTTGCAACGTCAAGGACATCCAAACGACGCACTGTGGTGTCGTCTGCTGGTATGACTGTTCCAAACCGAAAAGGTAGTCTTGTATAAAGTAGTTGCGTTAAAATTTGACGGTCGTGACGTGGGTTACGACTATAGGTTGTAATTTGATAATCAAGATTAATAGGTACAGGCATTTCAACTTCGTAGCCTTTATTAGCACCTAGCGTTGGCTTTAGATAATCAATCTCAATGTAACCACGCATGGCACGGTCACGAGCCTCTGAAATATCAATCATGTCAATAGTCACGTATGGGTAAGACTGGTCTCTGATTTCTTGGTCAGGCATACCAAACCAAACACCAACAGGACGAGCAACACCTTCTTGGTCACCTCTTTGGTCATTAACTGTCATGCCTTTTAAAAGGTCACGTAATGCTTTATCTTCCGTTAAAAATAGGGCACCTAGAGTCATTAGATTTTGCCTCCCTTTAGTAGTGCACTTGCTACTTTTAACATGTGGCTTTCTGCAGCATCGGTTCTATTTGAAAACCTACGGATGGCAGGAGAAGGTTGAGTAGATGATGTTCCATACTCTAGGTCTTTAATTGCACTATCGTATTTTGCTGGAGAACTGATTGTAAATTTATTGTTTGAAAACTTAACGCGTAAGGCGTTAGCGGTTTCTGCATCCCAGCCACTAGCAATGGCTTCTGCACGTAATTGAGCAGTCATGACCTTAGTGGTCTCTTTTGCTGCTTGACTGAGTACTTTTGTGTAGTTAGGTTTACTTTTCATTGCGTGACTTTTTCGATTTGAAAAGGAGGCCAGTACCTACATAACCTGCCAAAAGGCCGATTAAAAAACTGTGCTGACTATGGGGCTTAAACCCATACATTCCCTTAACAAATTCGTCACGTTCTTGAGCCGATTGCATATCAGCAATCTGTTGCCACCAAGGTGTAGACATAGAAAACCCCTAACAGGAGAAGCAAAGTAATCAGCAGGTAAAGCATTAAAAACCGCATGGTTCTTAACACAACGATAATAAATGAAAAAGCCCCCTTGCGGGGGCTAAGTCATTACTTCTTTTTCTTTTTAATCTTTTTTGATAAGGCTTTATCGTTTTTAGCGTCTTTGGCCTCAAATGCTTTTTTCTGAGCAGGGGTCATACCCTTGGTCCATTTTTTATCATCATGGGCCATAAGACTTACTTCTTTTTCTTTTTTAGGGCTTTGAAGTCTTTTCCATCAATCTTGTCTGTAGGGGCTGCTGCACCTGCAAGTTTTGATTGCTTTGGTGACATTCCTTTTTTAGCAGACTTTGGGCCTTTGCCAAATCCTGGCTCGCCCTTTTTCTTACCACATCCACATGCTGCACACATTAGTCGTTCTCATTTCCGCAGGAGCAATTCCCGCATTGACAGGTTGAAGTTACTTCTTCTTTGTTCTTGCTGATTTGCACTTGTTGCACTGACATTTGCACCCTTTCATTGGTTTGTTTTTAGAGCAGGTACATCCACATGAGGCACACATTATTTTGCACCTTTCTTTGGTTTTGCAACCTTCTTTTTACCAGAGCCTTCTGGAACACAGTTTGGCACTTTTTTGCCGTTCTTGTTCTTAAAGCCTACCTGAACATAGCCATCCCAACATGGGTTTTTATCTTTAGCCATTACAGTCCTTTCGAATGTCTACTAATCTGTTCACCGACGTGACTCATTGGGTCCGCCATCTTACCCTCTGGACACTCTTCTTCTCTATGCCAATGCACCTGTGAGTGCCCTTCATTGTTGCGGAATATATGACCTGCTCTTTTAAAATCGCTGTGTTTAATTGTTTTATGAAAAAAGTAACCCCCACCAGCATCCTGTTCGTCTGAATACACTTTAGTGTTTTTAGGTTTGTTAACGTGATAAATGTCCCCACCGTATTGACTTGCATTGTCTGCCCAATCTTTACTGGGGTTATCGCCTGGGTGCTCAAACACATACACGCCCTTGTGTTCGTCTCCCCAACCAACTGGTTGTGAAGGTACTAAACCTCTTTTTTGAATGCTGTCGCGAGATTCTCTATGACTTGTGTGAGTAAAAGGTCCCTCGTGACCTGATTCAAGTTCACTTAATGTGTACGGCTTCTTAGCCATTACTTACTCTGACTTTTATGTGGATTTGCTTTATGCCATTTCTTCACAGCATTAACGCCTTGCTTAACGGTCTTAGAGCCACCCATTTTGGTGAGATTAATCTTGTCATATTTACCCTGGTTTGTGTTTGTGTGCTCAACTACAACATCACCTTTTTTATTTTTAGAGACCTTGTGGGTAACTGTTTTCTTTTTTCCAGGAACGCCAATACCTAGGCTAACTGGCTTTTCTGGTTTAACGACTTTCTTTTTCTCAGCCATTAAGCAGGACCTAAAGTGGTAATCGTTCCTGATGAGCCTCGGTACTTAAGAGCACCTGCCTCAACATAAATGATTCCTCCACCTGTTAAGTTAGCAGAAGGTGCTGTTCCATTTTGCATAAGAAGTCTGTCTGCGTTGACGTACTGAAAATAGTCAATAGACCCTAAAGAACCACCAGTTCCAGAAACAGCAACCAGGGTTGAGGTTGGTTTATCAAAGATAGTGTTAAGGATTGAGTAAAAGCCGTTCAGTACAACTGGGGCAACGTTGTTCAATGCTGAGGTTAATAGTTGAGAGTTTGCTAAAGTAAGGAAACTTCCAGCAGCAGATGTGACAGCATTAGTTACCGCAGCCACTACTACGGTCTGTACTAGGCTTAAACTTCCAGCAGTTAAAACTGGAGAGACAGTGCTTCCATTTTTAACAAGCACATTTGCACTTGCGTTATTTACTGTTATTAAATATGTATTACCACCATAAATATCAACTACTCCGCTTCCAGTAATACTTGCAGCAGCAAAATCAGTTAGGCGAAGAAATACGTAGGTAGCAGTACTGCTCTTTGTAAACGTGCCAGAAATATCGCAGTTAAGGATGTTTACGCCTCCTACACCACTTGGTGTAGTGACAGTTAAATTTGTCATCTTTAATCCTGAAATAGTACAACCAGTGTTTGTGGTTACAGTTCCAGAGATTACGATGTTTCCACCTATAAGCCCAGGACCAGTTAAGACTGTGTATTGAGTAGTTATTGCTACGTTTTCAGTATAAGTGCCTGGATGAATAATGATTGTTTTTCTAACACTAGTAACTAAAGTCAACGCTTTAGTAATAGTTGCAACTGGGGTGAGCAAATCACCGTTGCCAGTAGTGTCATTTCCATCTACTCCGCTAACGTGAATCTCATAGTCATAGCCAACGAAATCATTTCCTGGCTTTGTATCTAGATAATCTAGAGCAATGTTAAGTTTGGTGTCCCAGTTAAGTTCACCACGAACTGGTTTATTCAGTGGCATCGGAAGCAGGAGCCTCTTCTACGCCATTTTCTTTCTTAAGAAAAGCAATAGCGTTAGTTAACCGTTCAACTTGAGCACTATCTTGTGCTGCCTCAAGTTCATCAGTTAGCGTTTTTAGTGCTGCCTCATAAAATACATTTTCCATTAGTAACC